ATTAAAAGATGAAAAGTTCCAGTCCCCGGTGTTCCAGTCCCCGGTGTTCCAGTCCCCGGTGTTCCAGTCCCCGGTGTTGCAGTCCCCGGTGTTCCAGTCCCCGGTGTTGCAGCGACCTGTGCAATTCTTTCCTGTATTTACGATGCGTAACACTTCATCCCAAGGGATTTCACGCACGATTTCCAGTTTATCAGTACAGGACTTGTCCCCATCTGTGACAACATCGCCATATGCAATAACTTCTGCAACATGGTTTCTTGAATCAAAGTCATAATAATTGAAACAGTCAGCGGCGTTCTGACAGAAGTGCATCCCATGACCGCAAACCTCAAGTTCCCCTTCTTCCTCAAATTTACCGGGGCAAGTGTACTGTTTATCTCTACAAACCCATTCGATGTTAAAAACTTTGTAGCCTTTTACCATCCGTCTATTCCTCACTTTCTATACTGTTACACCTTCAATTTCTGCAAACCGCTTTGCGTTGATGAAATACACCCATCTGTTTTCACTGGTGTGGATTGCATAACCCCAAGGGAATACCCCCTGTTGCAACCCCTTCCTGACAGTGTTGTGATTCATCTGTAACAGTTTGGCGGCAACCTCAACATCCAACTTCTGAACCATTCCTGAACCTGTTTTTGCCATCTTCACAACAGGTTCTTCATCCTGTGTGAAATAGTCAGGGTCAAGTCCGAGTGATACTGCAATATCACCCTGAACCTTTTCTGACGGTACTGTTTTATCGTTCAGATACATACTGATTGACCCCTTGCTTTTCCCAGTCATTCCGACAACCTGTGTCTGACTGATTCCTAACTGTTGCATAGCCTTCTTTAACTTTTCACTGAACTTCATTCAAACCGCCCTCCTTTCTTAATCATCAGGGAAAACATTATTGTTGTACTGTTTCCTGATACGCAATGTGACTTTCCCTGAAACATCCTGATTGTGTCCAATCTCCCTGAACTTCTGCTTTTTCTGTTCCAATTCACTGATATATGCCATGTATTCAAGTTTGGAATCAAACTGCAACACCTGTTCTATCCATGCGGATAACACTTTCTTCATTTGACAAGCTCACCTTCCTCCATCGCCTGATTTAACAAAAGTGAAGCCTTGCTTGCCTTTTCCGTCATAAGGCACTTGTTCACCTGACCTTCGGAGACAAAGTGTTTGACAATCTCCTCAACCAGCGTACACGCATTAAAAACCTTGTCCTCGTCAACAATCAATCTGCTTTTTTCCATATCAACCACCCAACCTTTTCAAACTTGCCTGATAAATGATAAAATCATCATAAGTCGGTGTTTTATGTCCTCTACCTTTTGGCTGTGAATATATAAAGTCAATCATCTGCATTACATCCGTCATTGTTGTTTCTTTTGGCTTTATGAAACACTGTGGAAGATTTACACCAAACTGTTCACATATTTCTTTGACCGCTGTTGCAATTTCCGTTGGCGTAGCACCCTGTTCTTTCATTGTCTGTCTTGTAACCTTAATGAGATTTACAACTTCACCAACACTGGTTGCCTTTGGTGTATATCCCGGTGTTTCATAATGCCCTGTCTTGCGTATAGTCGGGAGAACCTCGCTTGTCACCCAGTGTTTGAACTTTTTGGCGTTTGGCAACTTACTGCCAAAGATTAAAGCGTAAACTCCTGACTCATTGATAATTGTTAAACCTCGATTTGGAATATCTGCTATTACAAAGTTGACAGGTAATGTAGATTTCGGAATATGATTTTCTAAGGTAGTAAAATTCGACTTTTGAATTATATCTTTATCTTCACTATCAACGTGCTTCGCAAGTGCATCTTTTGTATTTGAATAACCAAGTGCTCCTGCAATGTCCTTTCCTATAAACCAAGGCTCACCATCAATGGTTACTGTCCTTATGCTCCCGAACTCTGTATTGTTAAATATCTGCATTTCATTCATTTTCCTTTTCCTCCTTCTTTTTCTGCGTGTCCTTCATGAAAGCCACACCCTCGCCAAACGAGAGCAACTTCTCTTTTTCCATTTCCGACAGGTCGGGGATAACCTTCCTGAAGGTTTCCAATATCTGCTTTTCTTTTTCTGACATATACTCACTTCCTTTCCAACAGTTCCTTCAAAAAGTTGTCTATTGTCAGCACACCTTATTGCAATCAGGGGTGTCTTGCCTTTATCAGCTTTCACATTAAAAACTGAAAACCTGTTGAACAACATTGAACCTTTTGAACGGTACTGTTCAAACCGCTGTGATTTTCACCTTAAAAACCACCAAAACCTGTTGACCGACACACAATAGACAATTTTACTTATACCATTTCAATCCTTTTTGGTTGTGTCGGGTCAGTGGATGGGACTGACCCGACTGTCACAACAAAGTGCTGTGTCATCTCGCTTAGTGCCTGTTCGTTTGATTAGTTTCATAACCCTGATGGGGATTTTGGCGAACCCCTGTAATGTGTCACTGACACGCATCTGTTCGGCTCTAATCCGTACTTTCAGCACATTTTGCCGGTTTTTCTATTCTTCACACACTCTGTCTGATACCACATCAGCCTGACCACCACGTCACTTGCGTGCAGCCCCATTGAATTAACCTGCATTTCCTGCTTGCTTTGTTGCTTATGTCACAATTATATGTCCTTTAGTCACTATTGTCAATATCTTTTTTGTGATATTTTCACTTTTTGTTGCTTTAATCACATTTTATATTGACATTAAGAAGTTTTAACTTTATAATTATTGGTAGAAAGTGAGGTGAAAACAAATGAATGAAAGGTTGAAGAAACTGCGGAAAGCACTTGATTTGACGCAACAAGAATTTGCTGAAAGAATAGGTAGTAAAAGAAATACCATAGCAAAATATGAAACTAACACTAATATACCTAGTTCTGCCGTTATTTCCCTAATCTGTCGGGAGTTTAATGTCAGTGAGGAATGGCTGCGTGACGGGACGGGTGAAATGTTCATAGAACAGACGAGGGACGAGGAGATTGCTTCATTTGTCGGGTCGATTCAGGCGAACGCTGATGATTCCTTCAAGAAAAGGTTCATTTCAATACTTTCAAAACTGGATGAATCGGAATGGGAGGTGCTTGAAAAGATGGTGCTTATGATGACGGATAAAAAAGACTAGGCATCAGCCTAGTCCAAGATTGCCTTGACATAGCAGTATATCAGTTTGAGTTTCCTGTTATCCGCTTTTTCAAGCATCCTCATTATAAGTGCCTTATAGTCCATGTGCTCATCTCCTATTAATCCACACGCACCAAAGTAGCGATGATGTAATTATAACAAACAACCGTTCGATTGTCAATATAATGAAAGAAGGTGAATAATGGAAATATTCCAACAGCGTTTTTTACAGGCAAAGGAACAGAGCGGTCTAAGGTGGGTTGACATTGCCAACCAGTCAGGTCTTGACAAGGCAAGCATCAGCCAGTACAAGAACGGCGTCCACGTCCCTGAACCTGATGCACTCTATAAGTTATCCATGGTACTTGGTGTCACTATGGAATGGCTGACAGGGGCGGACGTGCCAAAGGTAACGGTTGGGGATAGAAACATAATCAACCGCTACCACCGACTGAATGACCGTGGAAAGGCTGAATTTATGCGGTTTCTTGACACCTTACTGTCAGATAAAAATTACAAAAGGTAGCGGGTAGCGGTTAAAATTCCTATTCTCTATATATTATATTTTTTATAATTTACTTTTTATTTTTTTTTTATAAATTATTTTTTAATATAAAGAAATATACAGTAAACAGTTACTACCGCTACCATTCAGTAAAATCAAGAGTTTGAAACAGTTACCAAAACAGCTACGTACGGTTACTAACCGATACTAAAAGTAAAAGAAAGAAGGAGGTTTTTATGAGTTTAATCAAATGTAAGGAATGCGGAAAAGAGATAAGCGACCAAGCAACATCTTGCCCAAGCTGCGGATGTCCTGTCATAAAAGAGGATTTCCATGTGCAACAACCAATCGGAAAAAAGAAGAAAGGTCATGGTTGCCTGATGTTTTTTCTGATTATTATTGGAGTTTTTGTTGTATTAGGGGTTATAACCTCAATAGGTGTAAATGATATGCAGAAGAATCCTGAAAAGTATGCAAAGAAATCAGTTCTTGCAAAAACATTGGATTTGACCGATGAACAAGAAGCCGACGTATTGGGTATATTTGATGAATGTGGAATTGGTGAAATTTCATCTATTGAAGAATTTCAATCAGGAGATGGGCATACTTCGTATTATGTTACCGATGATGAAGTAAGCCAAATTGTTGTATGGATATCTGATGATAAATCTGTGGAAAGTATTTATTTTCATGACTATGACATCTATGTTGATGGTGAAGTGATTGCACCAATCACAAATTATTATGTCCCATCTGAAAATAAAGACGAATATCGAACTTTATCGCAAACCGTAATTAAAGGATTGCTGAATTATCCTGATACTGCCAAATTCAAAGGGATTACTTCTTGGAAATTTGGAGTTGATGAAAATGGCTCAATCATAGT